CTGTAAAGCGTGCCCTCGATGTAGCCCGTGTAGGTAATTTAGATGTGGAATTGTCGACTGGCGAAGGCCAGTGGTAAAGACCATATTACGTTTTGTCGCTCGTTCTGTGGTTAATGCAATCCTTGTATTAGTCGAACAGAGAGAGACGAAACGTGATTCTAAACCTAAGGATGATAAGCCTAGCTAATCATCTAACCTAAGATAGATTTTTCTTTCAATTGGAGTTATCCTTAATGAAAAGATTTACCCGTAAACAAGCCGTTATGGCTCGTGAACGTTTTCTGAATGCGATATTCAGAGGAAAAAGTGAACTAACTAGCACAGCATTATTTGATCGTATACTCTCTTGTGAACCAATAGGTTCGTCAGGAGCGTATGCTTTCAAGTGGGCATATCTGAAAGAGGAAATTCTCACTAAGTTTTGTGATGATTCTACTAATCCAGATATTCGTGCTACGAAAGCCGTCGAGAAAATGTTAGCCAGTGAAGTCGTTTGTAAACAAATGAACGACCATGGTTTTCATAATTTCGAAAATAAAGAGTCGATTATATTTACCGCATCTGGGATTATTTCCAGTGTGTTAGGTGATATCGATGCTTTATTTAATAAGTTTGACACTCACTGCCACTTCACTAGTGGAGCAACAGCGTGTCGCACTAAACGGTACGGGGATCCATACTATAAGTATGATTCCTCGCGTTCACTTAAGGTTACATCCTCTGCGCTACCATATGCAAAATACATTATCGATTCTACACCCCTCTGGGGCGAACAAAAGATAATAACTTGCGATGGAAACGTCGTTTTTACCGTACCGAAGACAAGTGAAATAGATCGTGCAGCATGTAAGGAACCAGCTTTAAATCAGCTGCTTCAAACTACTGTTGGCGATCACATTCGTGATAGGCTTAAGTTATTTGGGATTAATCTAAATGATCAGTCCCGTAACCAAAAGCTTGCACGGGAGGGGTCCCTATCGGGACACCTCGCCACTATCGACCTTAAGTCGGCTAGTGACAGTATTTCACAACGTTGCGTATTCGAACTACTACCCACTTGTTGGGTAAAACTCTTAGATGATCTTCGATCCCCTAAGGGTTTGCTTCCCGACGGCAGTGATGTCGTTTGGGAGAAACATAGTACGATGGGCAACGGATATACCTTCGAGCTCGAATCATTAATATTCTGGGCACTAACTTGTGCCACGATTAAAAATGAAAATCGTGTTGACGCTACGTCAGTACGATATAGAGCTACCCACGTAAGTGTCTACGGTGATGATATCATATGCCCCTCTTCTCATTATCATGCAGTGTGCCAAACCTTGATTGGTGTTGGTTTCACTGTAAATGAGAAGAAAAGCTTCCATGAGGGTCCCTTTCGGGAATCTTGTGGAGGCCATTATTATAATGGTCATGACGTCAAACCGTTCTACATACGAAAACCTATAGATTCGCCAGACAGAATCATCTGGTTACTCAACGCCTTACGGCGGTGGGCATCAGATGACGATGGTTGGTGTGATCCATCGGTTTATCAGTTATGGCTTCAACTACGTCGTCAGTTCTGCCCTCCCGAGTTTCTCGGTGGTCAGGATTTGGCGTCCGTTTCTGAAGTCGTTAGTCCTGAAAATCCTCGTTTCTCTCTTCGCTGGGTAACCCCTACGAAGAAGATAAACGGGACTAGGGCTATTTTACGTTGGTTCCAATACAATCCGGAACATGAGGCGTTGGATTCGTTTCGCTTTCGGT